GGCCAAGGGCGCGTTGCAATTCCTGTGGGGGCTTCTGCAAGTCTGGATTGTTGGCCGCATTGCCGGCCTCATCGGCAACGTCCTGAACCGGATTCTGGGCTTCATCCTGGGCTTTGTCGGCAAGTCCATTGCCGCGTTTGCCCGCTGGGTGGCCCAGAAGGCGGCCATGGTTGCCAAATGGGCGTCGAATCTCGCAAGCCGTGCCGCCAGCGCCATGAGCGGCATGCTGAAGGCCATTACCAGCGGCTTAGGCAACATTGTTTCCCGCTTTGGCAGCTTCGTGTGGGACAGCGTGCGGGTTGTCGGGAGCCTGGCCAGCCGAATGGTGAGCATCGGCAAAGACATCGTGCATGGCCTGTGGAACGGCATTTCGTCCCTGGGCGGCTGGCTGAAATCCAAGGTGCTCGGCTGGGCCAAGGCCGTGCTTCCCGGACCCATCGCGAGCCTGCTGGGCATTTCCTCGCCCTCCAGGCTGATGATGGAGTACGGGGTCAACATTGCTGAAGGGCTTGCCCGGGGGCTTGAGCAGGCGCGGCGGATGGTCAAGGACGCCAGTGAGCAACTGGCCAGCCTGACGGTCGCCACCATGCCGGCTCCGGCGCTGGCGGAGCAAGCCGCGCGTGCGGTAACGTCCCTTTCCCGCCAGACGGTGAACCAAAACGCACCCTTCCTCATCATTCAAAACCTGACGGTTCGCAGCGACCAGGACCTGCGCGACATCGAACGAATCATGCGGGAGATGCAGCGTGAGTACGTGCGCACGCTGCGAGCAAAGGGGATGAGAGTATGACGGCGCTGGTGACGGGAATCAGCCCGGCCAATGCGCCGGGTTTTACCTTCGATGGCCAACACTCGAGTGCGTATGGCATTTACCTGTTGCGTTCGAGCATTAGCGGCATGCCGCAAACGGCGGACCAGTACAAAGAAATCCCCGGCCGGCACGGGGTGTTTGACTTCGGTTTCCGCTTCGAGGGGCGCAAAATTGAGCTGGAATGCTTCGTGCTGGCGCAGAATGAGGTTGACCTGCGCAAGAAGGTGCGGGAAATTGCCGCCTGGCTCGACCCGAACAAGGGCGAGCGGCCCCTGGTGCTGGACACCGAGCCGGACAAGTTTTACAACGTCCGCGTGTCCGGTTCGCTGGACGTGGAGATTGTTGCCGGGCAAGGCCGCATGACGATTCCCTTCCTTGCATCGGAACCGTTCGCGTACAGCACCGCCGAAAGACGCCGACCCATTGCAGGCGTTTCCGCCATCTTCTCTCGTGCGTCCGTGGCCTACAAGCAAGACGGCTCCCAGGTTGCCACAAACGAACCGCGCTTTGAGGCTGTGGGCGGGCGCGTCGGGGTTCTGGTGGAAGAAGAGACCACGAACCTGCTGACGCTCAATCAATCAGATGTTGAGTCGAGTCTAGCCGGTCTGCAGGGGTGGTCGTCTTTCTCCCAACACACCTTTTACATGGACGTGGAGGAGAAGGTGTTCGGGAGTGCCAGCGCCAAAATCACGTCCAACTATTCCGGTGCGCAAAGCATTTCCATCACCACGCAACCGGAGCGAACGCCGGTAACGGGTGGCCAGGTTTACACCTTCAGCGTGTACGCAAAGGCCAGCACGTCCGCAAGAAACTGGCAGGTGACCGTGTTCTGGTTTGCAAGCGACGGTTCGCAGATTGGCAGCATTGCCTCGACTCCCGTGCCCGCTTCCACGACGTGGACGCGGTTGACCTTTACCGTCACCGCTCCGTCCAATGCCGCAACGGCGTACTGCGAGCTGAGGCTCATCAATGCCGCCAACGGCGACGCCCTCTGGTGGGATGGTGCGCAGTTTGAGCAAAAGCCTTTCGCCACAGCGTGGGTTCCGGGCGGTACGACCCGCGCCGCCGAGACGCTCACGGTGCCGACCTTCGGGGTGCTGAGTGCCGAGGAGGGTTCCGTGGAGCTGCTTGCCTACGTGGGCCCGGCCACGCTGAGCACGAACACGAACGCCACCCAATACCTGTTCTCGGTCTCCGAAAACCCCGACTGGCCATACCCCAACACGCTGGCGCTGAGGCGCACGTCGGCCAACGGCTCCTGGCAAGCGTGGTCCCTAGACGAAAACGGTAACGCCACGACCGCAACCGCTCCGCAGAAGATTGGAGACATGGCCCCTGGCGTACACTATTTCGCCCTGGGCTGGTCGAAGGCCGAGAAAAAGCTGGTGCTTGCGGTCGATGGCGTGGAGGTGGCGGTGGCGAGCAACCCCTATTTGCCGAGCAGGCTTCCCGAGCAAGCCTACCTGGGGTTGTGGGCAGCCGGGATTCTGCACGGCAATGCGCACATTGTCCAGGCGCGGTTCAGCAATCGCCTGCGGACGCCCGAAGAATGGGCGGCAGCTTTCGCAGCCGGAGAGCTTACGGCGGATGATGCGACGACCGCCATCTACACGTTTGCGGACACCCTGGAGCCGGATGTCTCGCCCGTGAGCAACGAAGGAACGGTTCCGGCCTACCCGGTCATCCGCGCGTATGTGCACAAGCCCATCACGTACCTGGCCGTGGTGACGGAGGACCGCCAGGTGATTCTGGGCAAGCCGGATACCGTGGAGGATACGCCGACGGAGAAGGAGACGCAAATCCTTTACGACCAGCTCCGAAGCCTCGACGGTTGGGGTCCGGGCGTTACGGTGGACGGCGGGGTGATAACCGGCGCATTCCAGTCTGACGGCGAGGACCTGCGCGTCCAGTCCTACGGCACCGGTTCCCAATGGCACGGCCCTGCGGTTAAGAAGACGCTTCCCGAGCAACTCCAAGACTTCCGCGTGATTGTCTGGGTTTCCCTCTACAACGTGCCCAAGAAGCTGGGACGCCTAGAGTGTTACCTTCTCGACCATAATGACGCCGTAATTGGCAAGGTGGCCCTCCTCGACAAGTACCCGACCACGGACGACGTATGGGCGGAGGCGCGAGCAGGAGCATGGGGTCCCGGTTACTACTTTGTCAACACGCACGGCCTGCAAGCCGGCGTGTGGAACCAATACCACGGCGTCATGCAGATTGAGCGCCAAGGCAACGTGTGGAAGGCCTTCTTTGGCAAATACAGCTACAGCCAGAAGCAATTCCACACGCGGTGGTCCGCCCAATACATTGACACGCAAAACAAGTACAGCACGCCCAAACTTGCCGCCATCCAGCTTCATGCGGGTGCCTACGGTACGAATACGGTGGCGGACATGTGGTTCAACGCCGTCATTGTGTACCGTCTGAACACCGTGCAGCCCACGCAAATCCCCTACATCGCCACGGCGGGGGATGAGCTGGTCATCGACTGTGCACGGGCAGCCGTGTACCGCAACGGTTACCCGGCCATGGACCTGCTGGATGTGGCCAGCGAATTCCTGTACCTGCCGGCAAGAAGGAGCGCACTCATTGAGGTAACGCCCGCCGACGCTGCCGTTGTTGAGGCAAGCTGGCGAGAGAGGTGGTTATGATGGCGCAGCTTTTCGTCCTTGACCGCTATGAAACCCCGGTCGCTGTCCTGTCCACGGAGGCGCCGGGGGCTTGTCCTTTCTTCGACGACCTGCACACGGAGCGGCTGGAGGACGGTTTCGCCACCTACGAGTTTTCCGTCCCACTCGACCATGAGGACGCGGCCAAGATTGAGGCGCGTGGGTACGTACTGTTCCGTGACCTGGACGGCTTCTTCCAACTGTTCCGCATTGAGACCATCGACGACACCTTGAGCAACGAAGGCGAACGCATCCGCAAGGTGTATGCGGAGACGGCGGCGACTGAGCTTAACAACGACATTGTGCGTCCGGTGACGGTCGCGGGGACGGCGGAGGAAGCCCTGGACACGGTGCTGGCCGGCACGCGGTGGCAGAAAGGGGAGGTCCAATGGACCGGCTCCATTACGTTGGAGCTGCGGGACTACCCGACGGTCCTTGCCGCCATTCAGCGCATCCGTGAGGCGTTTGGCGGCGAGCTGCGCTTCCGGGTGGAGTACGACAACGGGCAGATTGTGGCGCGGTATGTTGACCTCCTCCAGCGGCGCGGCCAGGTCACCGGCAAGCGCTTCGAATACCGCAAGGACCTGGCCGGTGCCACGCGGACGGAGGATACCACGCGCCTGGTCACCGCCATGATTGGACTGGGCAAAGGCGATGACCAGGGCAACCGGCTGACGTTTGCCANCGTCNCCTGGAGCAAAGCCAACGGGGACCCCGTGGACAAACCCATGGGCCAAGACTGGGTCGGGGACCCGGACGCCTTGCAAATCTGGGGCGTTGGAGGGCAACACGTGTTCGGGGTGTATGACGACAACGATGAGGAAGACCCCGCGCGCCTGCTGCAAAAAACGTGGGATGAGCTGCAAAACCGCATCAATGGCCGCTTCATGTACGAGGTGGATGTGGCCGTCCTGGAGCGCGTGGCCGGGTTCGAGCACGAGGCCGTGCGTTTGGGGGATACGGTTACGGTTCACGACTACGTGCATGAGCAACCCTTCATCCTTGAGGCCCGGGTCATCGAAATGCAGAGGTCTTACACCGACCCATCGAAGGACAAGGTGGTGCTTGGGCGCTACCGTCCCATCCTCTTTTCCCTGCCGGAAGTGGTGGCCGACCTCCAGGACACCATCCGCCGCAAGCAAGCCCAATGGGAAGCAGGTGGCGAAACCATTTACAAATCCCCCTTGCCACCACAAAACCCGATGAACAACCAGCTTTGGCTGGACACGTCGGTGACCCCGAACGTCCTCAAGCGATACGACGCGCAAACCGGGCAATGGGTGAAAGCCACCCCGACCCAAGCCTCGGAGGTGGGAGCCGAAACGCCTGAGGGCGCGCAGCAAAAAGCAAGCGCCGCCGAGCAAAACGCCAAGACGTACGCCCAGCAGCAAGCCCTCCAGGCGGAGCAAAACGCGAAGACGTACACGGACCAGGTGGCGGAGCGCAAAATCGCACGCGGTCCGACACCGCCGAGCAACCCGGCAACGGATGCCATCTGGATTGATACCAGCGTGTCGCCTCCCGTCTGGAAGCGATGGAACGGTTCGGAGTGGGAGAAAATGACCCGGACCGATTTTGCCGAGCTGTACGGCAAGATTACGGGCGAGCAAATTGAGCCCGACGCCATTGAGCCGCAGCACATCGCGTGGCTTGACGCCTCGCTTATCACCACCGGGACGATGTTGGCCGACCGCATCCGGGGCGGGACCCTGGAGCTGGGTGGCGCAAGTGGCGGGGTGCTGTCGCTCAAGGATGGTTCCGGCGTTGAGCGGGTCCGTGGCGACAGCACCGGGCTTACGGTGACGGACGCCAACTTCTTTGTGATGGACGCGCAATCCCAGGCGCCGAGCATCATCCGTCCCGTGGCCAACATGGTGAATGACCACTCCTTTGAGCTGGTGCCCATCATCGGGAGCATGTATTCGGACCAGAGCTTTGACATCGATATCCAGCACCCGCATTACGGCAACTCGTTCTGGTGGATGTGGTTCGGCTCTGGTCCGCATCGGGTGGTGTCCACCTACCAGACGGACCTGGACCCGATTGCCCTTTTCGACCATCAGGCGGCCGTTGTGGGTGATACGAGCGGATTGGTGCAGTTTACCCGTCTTGACTCGGTGGCCAAGGACCAAGGCCCGTACACCCTGTCGGCCTACGTGTCCACGTGGGACGGCACGTCGGTGGACGGGGTGGCCAGGATGGAGCTGCACGCCTGCGACGAAAACTTCGACATCCTGGCGACCTATTATGTGACGACTCCTCTCTACCGAAGCCAGCCCTACAACTGGAAACGCCTTGTGCTGACGGTTCCGAGAGGGTATCTGCCTCCCGGGACGACCTACCTGGAGATTGTCTTCACCACCCCGACCGTGGGCTTCCGTTACCTGGTGGACGGGGTACAGCTTGTCCCGTTTGACCGGCCGACCGTGTACGACCCCGAATCCTCCATCTGGCGGCATCTGCAGGACGTGTACGGCCACGCTTCCATCAGCCTGTCGGTCCACAAGAACCTGTACGTGTATGGCCGGGACGAGTTCGGCCCGGCCTTGACGAACATTGACGGGCGCGGGGTGACGACCTACGGGCAACTAAGCGCACCGTTGCAACCGTTTGTGTGGGCCTACCAGTCGACCCAGCAGACGATTCCGGCCAGTACCAACACCAAGGTCAACTTCCAGGCGAAGATGGAGGACCGGCGTGGCAACTGGGACACGACGTTGAGCCGCTTTTTCTTGCGCAACTACGATGATGCGGGCATCTACCTTGTCAACGCAGCCATCCAGTTCATGAACTTGCTCACAAGCGGGTACTTGCTCGTGTACAAAAACGGCTCGTTCTATGCCCGCCTGGACCATGGCTCCAATATCATCACGCTGGCCGGTTCGACTCTGGTCCCCATGAGCTACGAGGATTACCTGGATATTCGCGTCAACATCAACCCGCAAATGGCCATCAACACGGGTTCAGCAGACTCCTACGTCAAAATCCTGAAAGTCTGCTAAGGAGGTAGGCGGACCATGCCGAATAGCGATGCAGAACGCATTGCGAAACTGGAAGCGAAGCTGGACACGTTGATCGAGTCGTTCGAGAAGCGCATGGATCGCCTGGAGACGAGTCTCTCCTCTTCCTATGTACCCCGTGCGGAATACGAACAGCGCTGCCAAAACATTGAGCAGCGGCTGGAGCGGGTGGAAACCGGCCCGCAGCGATGGTATGGCCACATCATCTCCACCATCAGTCTGATTATTTCCGTGCTGGTTTACGTGACGGTCCATCTAGCCAAATGAGGAGGGAAGAACCATGGCTCTTCCGATTGTCGTCCTTGACCCTGGTCATGGAGGGAAGGACCCTGGGGCTGTGGGGTTTGAGCTTGCGGAAAAGGATGTGGTGCTGCGCCTGGCGCTCATGGTGCGGGACGAGCTGCTGAGCGGCTGGCAGGTGGACGTGCGCCTGACGCGGGATTCGGACGTCTTCGTGGGGCTGTCCGACCGGGCGGCGTTCGCCAACCGTCTGGGCGCCGCTCTGTTTGTGTCGCTCCATTGCAACGCCGGCGGCGGCACGGGCTTTGAGTCTTTCATTCACCCGGCGGCCAAGCCCGCCACGGCCAATATCCAGCAGGTCATCCACGGCGAAGTGATGGCGTACCTGCGGAAGCACGGCGTGCGGGACCGTGGCACAAAGAAAGCCAATCTTGCGGTCTGCCGCGAAACCAAAATGCCGGCGGTGCTCTTGGAGTGCCTGTTCATTGACACGCTCCATGACAACCGGCTTCTTCGGGATGAGTCTTTCCTGCGGGGTCTCGCGAAGGCCATCGCCAGCGGGATTGCGAAGGTGTTGGGCCTGAAAGTGAAGGCCAAGCCTGCACCGAAGCCGGCGGCCGCCACGAAGCCCGGCGTGCTGTACAAGGTGCAGGTCGGTGCGTTTGCCAACCGGGAAAACGCGGAGAAGCTCGTGGCTGAGCTGAGGGCGAAAGGATACAACCCCATCATCATCACGGACGGAGGTGCGAAGTGATGGACATTACGGTGTACGACGTTGCCCTGGTCCCCCTTATCATGGCCCTGGTGGGCCTCTTGCGTCAGGTGGGCTTGCCCACGCGCTGGGCACCCCTGGCGGCGGTGGTGTTCGGCGTGGCGGCTGGCGTGGTGTATGTCGCCCCGGATGACCCGGCGCAAGGCGTGCTGGTTGGCCTGGCCCTGGGCCTTTCCGCTGTCGGCCTGTACTCCGGCGTCAAAAACACGGTGCAGTCCCGTGACTGAGCATTGCCCTGGCATTCGCCAGGGCGCTTTTTTTGTGCAAAAACGGGTTGCACGGATACCCGTGCATGGGTATAATGGAGGCAGAAGCGCACGGATACCCGTGCAACCCCAAAACGCCAGGAGGAGGCGGTCGCGTATGGACGACAAGCTGGTCCGCTGGGCCCACGTGAAGGACAAAGACGCCTGGGAGGAGAAGCTGAACCGGATGGTGCAGGGGAGTGTCCTCGATGGTGCCATCAAGCAGGCCGTCATGAGGAAGGTGGCCAACCTGCTGGAGCAGGAAGGGTTTGAAGCCACCTGCTACAACGACGACGACTGTTACCTGGTGGTGTACCTGGATTCGGAGTACACCAACTATCTGGTCTTCCGTCCGGTGCTCGACGAGGAGCAACGCACCGTCCGGTTCGAGTATCGCCCCATCATCTTGTAGCCGTGGTGGTTCGCCGCCACGGCTTCCACAACCAAAGCAGGAGGGTGACGAGCGATGAAGCTCACGCAGAAGGCGGTTCTGGAGGCGGCTCGCCGGTTCGCCGGCGAGGGCCTCATCAACTCCGGCACGCTGGTGCAGTTTCACCCTGCTGCCCTGGCGATTGAAGTGGTCGCCCCGTCGGCGGCAAATCATGTTGCGCCGGCGTATCCCCTGGCGGCTGAAGCCCCGCGCCTCTATGGGCGGTACAGCGTCGCCGATGCGTGCGACGCGTGGCTGGACTGGATGGCGGGCGTCCTGGGTGTGCATTACCGCTACCGCGTCGAGTGGTTGCGCCCAAACGCCGGCCGGATGGCCGCGCGGCGAACGGTCGCCAAAGCCATCCTAGCGAAGCTGCAGGAGATGGGTGTCCAGGGTTAAGCACCTTCAGCAGATTCGTGAAATTGCGAGGAGGGATGAAGCGTGAAACCTGTGCATTACACGGTGCATGAGAACGGGGACATGGTGGATGCCGTTGGAGTTCTGGACGACGCCCGGGTCTTCTGGGCCTGGGCCAATGACTCCTTCCTTGACGACCATGACCTTTCGCTGCACATCCAAACCTATGCCGAATACCCGTCCGTGCAGGATGGGGAATACGGCGTCGAAATTTGCGAAAGCGTCGAGGAGCTACGCCGGGTCCTTGTTGAAAACGAGCGCGAGGACCTGCTCTACCTGCTGGAGGAGCCGGTCTTCGTGGTGGCCGGCAAGACGGTTTTTCGCGGCGCGCATGAAAAGCGGGCGACCCTGGAGGAGTGCGCGGAGATGGTGCGCCGGGATCTGGCGACCCTCTCGAATGTGTTCGCCCTGCCGGAAGCCTCCGAACGCTGGGACGTGAGCGAACACACCCTCCGTTCTCTGATTCGTCGCGGCAAACTTGGCCGCCACGAGTGGCGAAAGAGCGGCAAAACGATTCTCGTCACCAGGCGGGCGATGGAACGTCTGTTCGGCAACCCAAAAAAATGAGTGCCACTCGAAAACTAGGAAAAACTTGCTATAATGTTTATTGCCATATTCCATAAGGAATCCCAATTTATCATAGGGGGGACAGAAGGTGGAGTACATCCTGCGTAGCAGCTTGGTCCATGCAACTTTTGAGCTTCTCAACGCCTGTGAGGATCACCGAGACGCTTTGCCTGACGACGTTCTGAAGGCATTAGATGCCGTCCAGCGGGAACTCTACGGCGGGTTTCGTTTTGTGGGCGAGACAGAGACCTGACGCGGGACGAGCTTTTCTCTGATGTTGTGTAACCCTCTGCCAATGCTTTTACTCATACCCGTGCGCAGCCCCTTCCCGCGTTGAGCGGGGCTTTCTTGTTGTTCCCCCATTCGCTTCGCTTCGCTCCGCGAATGGCCCCCAAAGGGGGCCGTGGGTCACCCCCGCGCCCACGTCGCTCCGCTGCGCTTCGCTCGTGGGCGACCCCCCTCAAGGGGGGTCTTGGTCACCCCCGCGCCCGCTGCGCTTCGCTTGCGGGCGGCCCCCCTCAAGGGGGGCCTCGGGTGGCCCTCTCTTTTTTTGTTTTCAGCCATGGAGATTGACCTCCTTAAAAACGGGGAACCATTACGGAGACCCCCTCTGGGGGTCGCGGGGCGGCGGGGGGCCTCTACCAACGACCCCCTCTGGGGGTCGCCGCCCCGCGGGGGGCAAAAGGGAAGCCGACTCCAACGGAGGAGCCGGCTTTTTTCGTTGGGCTTGCTGCGGACACGAAGGCCCATTCCCCCCCGCCCCCACGCGAGGCATAATCCCCCTTATATAGGGGGAACAGCCTTGCGTGGAAGGCTGGAGGGGGAAATGGACCGTGATGGCCCATCGTCGGGCTGTACCTGCTGGCGAGGCAGGCCGCGCCCAGGCCCGGCGTTACCGCATGGCCCGACGCCCCCCGGACGCTTTCGCGTCCCCGGGACGGAGGCCCGCTCATGGCGGGTGCCGCTGCAGGAAAAGCAAAAGAGGAGGGATGGGTCCCGCAGCGACTCTGCGGCCCATTCCCCCCTCTAACGGGTCCGCGCTGCCTGGGCCGGAGCACGGCTTTATGCCGGCTCGGACTTTTATCGGCGCGCCTGTTTGTTAACGGGGTTTGCTGCCTCCCCGGGCTTTCGGGCTTGGGGGTGCCACCCCTACCAAGCCACGTATGGCATCTCCCAATTCGGGAGATGGAGGGACGCCGAGATGGACGCCACCCACCTCAGCCACCCCTCATTTGTTCGTACAGCCGTTTCGTTATTAATTTTGTCCTACCCATGCGAGAAAAGCAAGCCCCATTCTCATGCGATTATACCCATTGACATGGGCGGACAGCGTTGCTAAACTGGTCATAGGGGTGCCATCCTACCAAGCCGCATACGGCGAGCCTGTTTGGAGAACCGTCGAACGGCCTAGCCACCCGTTCGGCGGTTCTCGCTTTTTGTCGCCATTCCCGTCTCCCATACGCATATGCCCTTCCCTGGCCGCGACAAAAAATCGCGGTCTTTTTTTGGCATAACGTATTGCCATAGGGATATTCCTTTAGGTATAATGAAGGCGAACGGTGGAACACGGAGAAGGAGGAAGCGCAGCATGTATAACCGTGTCACCCTGATTGGACGCCTGGCAGCCGACCCGGAGCTTCGACACACGCAGGACGGGATTGCGGTGGTGACCTTCCGCCTTGCGGTGAATCGCCCGAAACGGGCGGATGGCCAGCAGGAAGCCGACTTCATCCCGTGCGTGGCATTTAGGAAGCTGGCCGTGACAATTTCCGAGTACTGCAAAAAGGGTCGGCTGGTGCTGGTGGAAGGGAGTCTCCGGCAGCGGCAGTACGAAACGCAGAACGGAGAGAAGCGCACCACCTACGACGTGCTGGCTGGCCGGGTGCAATTCCTGCCGGATGGCCGCCGACAAGAGGAAAACGGCGAGGGAGCTGCGCAGAATAGCGAAGGTGCTCCGGCGTCGACTGGTGCAGATGATGCGCCGCCATGGGATGACACGCCCATGGACATCGACATTGACGATGACGACCTACCGTTCTAGGAGGGGTGCAGTGTGTCGGTGTTCGTGAAGATTGAGGACGGGCAGCGGAAGGTTGAGGTGAGTGCATCTAACGTAGGCGCGGCCCTGACTGCTCTCCGCCACGCTTTCGCGTTCTTTGGCGCGGAAGCTCCGGAGGATCTACAAAAGACGGAAGAAAAGCCGCAACCGAAAAGCAGGCCGCGCGCCTTGCCCTTGATCCACAGCGCGAAGAGCCTAACGGTACCCATCGGCGAGATCGTGCGGAACAATGAGTTGGAGCCGGACAAGGTCGTGGATGGGGTGGCCCTCTACCGTGCCCGGTACTCTTGCCCGCGCTGCGGGAGCAGCGGCGTCAGGTTCCAAGCGATGACCAACACTTACCTCAAATGCCGGAATTGCGATGCCAAACTGAAACTGGAGCGCGCGGCGGAAGAAGGACGCGACGAGGAAGGAAACGTCTTTGTTGCGACTGAGCTTTACATGGGAGAGGAGGCGAAACAGGGTGATTAGGTGTGACCGCTGCGGCAAGGATGTGCCGGAAAAGAGGGTGGAGACGGTGACGGTACTGGGTGAGCCCTGGCACTACTGCACGGATTGTTTCAACCGCTTGGCGGCGGAAGTTCGGCGGCGTGGGAGGCGATCGATGTGGCGCGAATCACTTCGTATGGCGCGCATGCCGTGATGAAGGCAGAACGCCGGATGCCAAACGGGAACGTTTACGTTTACGTTCTCACGTCTGACGGGCGAGTCCTGCGCAAGATCAATTTCCCCGAAGGCGGGCACACCCGCTACATCCTGGTCGCGCGGAAGGTGGACCGCGAGACCTTCCAACGCAGGGCTGAGGAGCACGGCTGGGAGGTCACGCACTTCCCACCACCTGGGAAGCGGCACAAAAACAAAAGAAGGGGGAAAAGGGCATGAAAGCGACGGGGATTGTTCGGCACATCGACGAGCTTGGGCGCTTCGTGATTCCGAAAGAGCTTCGCCGCAAGCTTGACATCGAGGATAACAAGACTTTCCTGGAGTTCTTCGTCGATGATGATGGCCGCATCATCATCCGGAAGTACCAGCCCGGTTGCGTCCTGTGCGGGTCCTTCGAGGACCTGGTGGACCATCCGACGGGCAAGAAGGTTTGCTTGCCTTGCCTGAACGCTTGAGGAAGGGGGTGGGAGCATGGCGAAATGCGGAAGGTGCGGACGGGCGCTCAAGGACAGCACTTCCATCGAGCGGGGATATGGCCCCGTGTGCTGGTCGAAGATTCAAGCCGAACGGGAGCATGTTTCCGGGATGCTGGCCTACGATGGCCCATACGATGGCGGAGACATCATCCTCCGGCGCATAGCCGGGGTCGCCACGGCCAACGTGCCCCATGTCATCAAGCGGCACAGCCCGACTGGGTACGAATGGGGCTACGAAGGAAGCGGGCCAGCCGAGCTTGCGCTCAACATCCTGTATGCGGTCACCGGAGATGAGGCGGTGGCTGCCCGCTACTACCAGGAGTTCAAGCGGCAGTTCATCGCCAGGGTCCCTCAACCTGGCGGAGTCATCAAGCGGGCGGAAATCCTCGAATGGTTGAGGAAACAGCAAACCGCGTAAGCCGAAACGCTGCCGGTTCCGACCGGCGGCGTCGCGAGCGGGTGGCCTCCGCTCGCCTGACGAGGCAGGCCAGCGGCGAGCCTGTCAGGTGCCGCCAAACACCAATCACATGAGGTCCAAGGAGGTGCAAACCTCCTCCTGTCCAGTCTCCAAGGGGTACGGCGGCACGACGGCCAAAACGAGACGAAGGAGGTGATGCCTCCGCCTACGGATCGACAGCAGCAACGGCTGCTGACGGAACGGGGCCACACATTGGCACTCCTGCGGTGCCCTGGCATTCGACACAGACGTCAAACCACACCATCCCGCAAAACCAAGGTCGGGACTTGACCACGTCTGAACAGGGTCTGTGAACGGCCTGCCGGGGGCCGCAAACCCCGGCACCCACAAAAACCACGACATGGAGGAGGATGCTTCATGAAAAAGGGACTTGTTGCTGGACTCTTGATTGCTGGCATGGTGTTGGGCGGTTGCTCCAATCCCGCGACGGAAGAGTTGGAGAAGAACGACACGGATAAGGCGCAGGCCAAGGTGGAAAACCAAACCCCGGCTCCGACCAGCGCCCAGGGTGAAGCGGGAGCCGAGGAGAAAAAGGACGTCTGGACGTATTACAATGACGCCAAGTGGTCCACGAACTGGGACGGGCTGAAAATGGACATTCTGAAGGTCGTGGTCACGGACAAGGGGGACGTGGTTGCGCCTGAATACAAGTCCCTTGTCGGAGTGAAGTTCCGCATGGAGAACACGACCAACCAGAAGTTCACGGTCTACCCTGACCAGGCGGTGCTCATCACCAGCACCGGCGAGCAAATCGAAATGCCCGACATGTTCCTGAGTGACCATCTGGGTGGTGAGATTCACGAAGGCGTGATCAAGGAAGGTAACCTCATCTGGGTCCTCCAGCGCGGCCATGCGGAGGATATCAAGTGGATTAAGCTGGAGTTTTCCGGCCACAAGGGCGCGGAGGACCAATTTGATATGCCCCTGAAAAAGTTCACGGTGACCCTTCAACTCAAGAAGTAACAGGTGCACGCATTTCTGGTATACTGTTCATGAAGGTGATGGTTGACCCACGAGGCAGGAGTGATTGGTGTGTTTCCGCTGGTTTCACCACCGTGGAACCAGCAGACACACAACCATCATGCGTGCCTCGAATTACTGACCGGGCTTCGGCCCGGTCTTTTTGTTTGGGTGAGGAAGCCCGCGGCGCCTCAGTTCCTTGTTGACGGTGGACCGGTCCACACCGAAGCGTTCGGCCACACCTCGCGTGCCCATGCTGGCGACCATGGCCAGCAGTTCCTCGTCGGGGATGTCCCCAAGCACACGCCGCAATTCTTCCTTGCTGCGCCGTTCCAGAAGCCCGCGCCGGACCATCTCGTAATAGAGCGTGGTCGGGTTGATGCCAAGCTCCTTCGCCAACGCCTTGCGTCCTTTTTCCTTGTAGAGGCGCGCAAGTTCTGCGTCGGGAATGGATTCGAGGGTGGCCCGGATGGTGCGGAAAAACGGCCTTCCCTGCTTGGTGTGGGGCACGGGGCTTGGAATGACGGAGGGCGGTACGTTGGGGTCCGTCCAGGTGATGCGGGTGGTTTCCGCGCCGACTTCAATGCGTTCGATGAGCGTGGCAAACAGTTCGCGGCGCTCCTCCCAGGTGGCCACGTTGTAGGCGGCGCGAAGGTTGGAGAGGAGCCGCCGATACTCTTCAAGCTGAGATTGTTTTCCGGTCACGCGGATGTCCAGGTCCGACAGGCGCGCCTCAAGCTCCTGGCGTTCCCGTTTTAGCTCAAGCAATTTGGGCCGGATGAGGTCCGCGAGTTCACCGTCGGCCATCTGTTCCACGAGCCGGGCAATGCGGGTGTCGACGCGGGCAATCTGTTCGCGAAGGTTCTGCCGCTCCTCCTCGATGCGTTGGCTGGCGGTGGCCTGGGTGGCGATGGCGTGCTGCCACACTTCGTCCATGTTGACCAGGCGGTCCACCTCGTCCAAGACGGCGGCGGTGAGGAGGTCCTGGCGGACGGTGATGTGCCGGGTGCTGGTCACCGTGTCCCGGCGCACACAACGATAATACGCATGGTCCCGGGAACGGGTGCGGTGGAGCGTCTTGCCGCACGTGGCGCAAAAGACAAGGCCGTGAAACACCGACTCCTTCAAACCGCCTGGTGAGGCGAAGTGGCGGCGTGAGATGAGTTTCTCCTGGACGCGCTTCCACAATTCCCATGAGATAAGCGGTTCGATGTACGGGCTTTTGATGTATTGCCATTGGTCCCGGGGCAGGCGGATTCGTGAGCCGTTCGGAAGCCGCTTGCGGCGCCGGAAAGCCAGATACCCGGCATAGACGGGGTTCTTCAGGATTTCCGTGGCACGGCTGACCGGGATTCCGAGTTCGCGCGCCAATGTTTTGATGCTCGGGTCAATGGCGTTGTCGTACTCCTCAAACAGCCGGCGCACGGTTTCCCCGTGCTCGGGGTCGGGTCGGACCACGCCGTCTTCCCCGCGCACCATTCCCCATGGCGGCTTGCCCGTGTACCAACGCCCCTGCTCCGCCAACCCCTCTTTCGTTTCCCTGGCCCGCTCGGCAATCATCTCGCGCTCAAAGTTCGCAAAGTCCACCAGGATGTTTCTCAAGAGGCGTCCGGTCGGGGTGGAGGTGTCGATGTTCTGGGTGATGCTGACGATGGCGACCCCGTGCCGCTCCAGGAAGTCCGCAAGCTCGTGGAAGTGCTTCACCGAGCGGGTTAGGCGGTCGAGCTTGAGCACTAGCACTTTCTCAAACAAACCCGCCCTGGCGTCCTCGAGTAAGCGGGCCAGGGCGGGTCTGTTTTCTTTCGCTCCGGATATGCCGGCGTCGCAATAATCTTGGACGACCGTCCAACCGTTGGCTTCAGCATAGGCGTGCAAGCGGTGTAGCTGGATGTCTAGGGATTCCCCTTCTTCGGCTTGCGTGATGGTGCTCACCCGTCGATAGGTGGCGACGCGAATGGATTCCTGCACGTTTTAACCCTCCTGTTTGGTTTGCTGGTTGATGAATTCGCGCCGCTTTTTCTCCTCAAACTCCTGCGCTTGCTTTTGAATCTTCTTTTTCCGTTCCTCTAGCACTTTCTTTCGATGTTCGCGGAACCGGATATACTCGAGTATATCGTCTACTTCATCCATGGTAAAGACATCCAATTGAATCAAGGCGTTTTCTAACCGTTCCCATGGTGTGAGGGTTTCCGGTTCGTCTTCCTGGATGTAGCCGGCCAACACCATGAGCTGGCGCGGAGGGATGTGCAGAACCTCGCCGATTTTGCGGAGGTATTCCGGCGAAGGGGTTTTTCGTTCTCCGTTTTCGATTCGGGAGATTTCGGCCTGGCCGATCCCCGTGTATAACGCGAGCTGGGCCTGGGTCAATCCGCGCGATAGCCGCACCTGGCGGATGAACTTGCCCACCTCCTCTTTGGCTTGTGGCATCTAAATTCCTCCTCCTAACAACTTGACTTTTTTAATCAAAGAACCGTTTTTTCTCTTTCATTGTGTAATATACCTAAATACGAATTGCTATGCAACATTAGAGTTGCATTTTTGGGGTTGCAAATCGGAATATACGCATGTATAATTGGAAATGAACTCGGGAGGTGAAGCACATGCGGCTGAACATAGAGCTGCTCCAAGAGTACGTCAAAGAGAAAGGCATGACGCAGCGGCAGTTTGCGAGCATTACGGGACTGAGCCAAGGCGTTGTGTCGCGCCTCCTGACCGAAGGGCGCGGCGCGGGCATGCTTGTGACCGAGCGTGTGCTGAAGGCCCTTCCGGTGGAGCTCTGGCCGGACCTGCTGCTGTTTAGCGATGGCGAGAGCGTCTTCCGGGTTTACGAAAGAGAGAAGGCCAACCAATCTTCATGCCCAAAATATACCAATGGGGATGAGGTATGAGAAATGCGCAAGGGGAGGGGGAAATCGTTGGAGGAACTGCTTGGGGAGTGGTTGTCTAAGTTAATTGCCCGCATAGAGCAAGAGCAGCAAGAACGCAAGGAGGAGGAAAGCGCATGATGGCTTGGGACTGGATTGTCGGAGCTGTGCTCGCCATTGCAATTGCCGCGCTTTGCGTGGACGCGCTGTTTGAGGTTATGGAACAGGAGTAACGGGAGGATGGACGCCATGATGGAAGTCCGCTATGCCAAAGGCCATCTCCAAGACGCCATGCGCCTGCTGGAAGGTGCTCCGGTGCCCCCAATGGTCGCCTACCACCTGCGCAACGCCCTGGCCGAAGTGGAGAGCGAAGAACGAAACGGGTGGGCCAACCACGAGACGTGGGCGTTGAACCTCTGGCTCTCTAGCGACCCGGTGCTGTTCGAGGAGGCCCGGAAGGCGGCGAAGGAACGCGGCGTGGAAGGTTTGCGGGAATACGTGGAGGAGCTGTTCGAACTGTTCTTCGACGACCCGTTCACCTACAAAGGGATGGCAAACATGGTCAAGGACGTGGGGTCGCTCTGGAGAGTGGCCTGGGATGAGCTGGCGGAAGCCTACGCCGAGGACTGAGAGGAGGACAAACGGAAAATGCTGACGCAAGACAAACCCATCACGTTGCAGCTTTGGGAGGAGTCCCTGGCAGCGCTGAAGGAACCGAAGTTTCGCCCGGACGAACTGAGATTGAGCGAGTCCGGGCATTGCAAGCGCAAGCGGTTCCTTTCGGCGCTAGGGTTTGAGCCGACCCACCCGGAAGGCGACGACAACCTGGGGGTCCTCCAGGGCGGCCACATCTTGGAGGCCCAGGTGGTGGAGCTGTACCGGAAGCGGTTCGGCGGGCGACGGGTGGTGACACAACGGGAAATCCACCTGCCCTTTTACAACGCGACGGGGCACATTGACATCTGGATACCGAGCATTCCGCTCCTGGTCGAGTGCAAGACGACGAGCGTAGCGGCGCGCGGTTCCCTGCCCCGTGATGAGCACCTGACCCAGGTGCAAGCCTATCTCCATTTCTGGGGCGCAAGTCACGGGTGCAAGGAGGCAGAGCTGGTTTACATCTTCCGCGAGACGCTGGAGATGACCGTCTATCCGGTGGTGTACGACCCGGCGACCGGGCAGCGGATTGAGCGGGAGCTGGAGGAGCTGGCGGCAAGGCTCGATTATGCGCGGGATGCGATGGGCCAAGGGGTCGCCAAAGAAACCCTTCTGGCTTGGCCGGAAATCACCCCGGAAGTGACCAACAGCCCAAACGAATGGCCCTGCTCCTGGTGGCGGAACGGCGAGCGGCACTACTGCCCGTTCTTCGGGTACTGCCACGCCCAAGAGGATCCGGAGTCGCCGCAAGAAGTCCCGGACCTGGCCGAGCTCCTTGCGAAGCTGAAAGCGGCCAAGGAGCGCGTGAAAGAGGCCCAAGCGCAGGTGGAAGAAGCAAAGGCCATGGCGGACATCCTGGAGGCGGAAGTCCACCAGGCGCTGGACCGGCTGGGCCTCAATGAGGTGCAGGCTGGTGGCGTCCAGTTCAAACGGACGTTTGTGCATGGGCGCACCACCTACGCCATCGACAAGGCCATCAAGGCAGGCGTGTTGGATGAGCAAACCCTGGCCCGCCTGGAAGCCTACAAGAGCGTCGGGCGAGGGTACTGGCGCACCACCATCAAGTGAGGAGGGGGAAACCATGGGCGAGCTGATGAAAGCCAACGGCGCGGTTCCGACGGTTGCGCAAACGCCGTGGTGGGAGGACCGCGAAAAAATCGAGCTTGTAAAGCGGACTGTGGCCAAAGGTGCCACGGACGATGAGCTGCAGATGTTCCTGCATGCGTGCCAGCGGTACGGCCTGGACCCGCTGGCCAGGCAGATCCACTTTGTCAAACGGCGGATGAAAACGCCCAGCGGGTACGTTGAAGTAGCGACGATTCAAACCGGGATTGACGGATTCCGGGTCATCGCCGAGCGGTCCGGCAAGTACGCCGGGCAGCTTGGGCCCTACTGGTGTGGCGACGACGGGCAGTGGAAAGACGTGTGGCTGGACAAAAAACCGCCCATCGCCGCAAAGGTGGGCGTGTTGCGCACGGATTTCAAGGAGCCCATCTGGGCGGTGGCCCGGTACGAATCGTACTGTCAGCGGGATAAGGAGGGCCGGCCCAACAGTATGTGGGCCAAGATGCCCGACCTCATGTTGGCCAAGTGCGCGGAAGCGCTGGCCTTGCGTCGGGCGTTCCCGCAGGACCTGAGCGGCCTGTACACCCATGAGGAGATGGCACAGGCCGAGAACGACGCCATCCGCGTGGATGCGGAATGGCGGGAAGTCGAGCCGGAGCAGGCGGACGTTCCTGCGCCGGTTCAGCCGGAACCCCAACAGCCCGTACCCAGCGAGGAGAAGGCGGCCGAGAAAGCCGAGAAGAAGGGCTTCGACCCGCAGCATATCTGGGACACGTGCGCCTTGATCCGACTGCCGGATGGGAAGCACGCGGGCAAGACCCTGACCGACCTCTACTACGAAGACCCCGAATACCTTGACTGGCTTGCCCAACACGGCGGGTTTATCCAGCACGGCGGCAAGCGAATCAACCTCAAGAAGACCGTGCAGGCGCTGATGAAGGCGGCGGCTGAGCTGGAAGCCCAGCAGGCAAGCTGAGAAAAAGCGAAAGGCCCGAGCGTCTCGCTCGGGCCTACGGTGGAACACAAACGGAAAAGGCTGACGGCTTCATTGTAGCACGCGCGCCGTCGGTCTGGCAAGGGAGAGGTGGAACCGATGGAAAAGAACCTGGCGAGCGAACTGGCCATGAAGCTGAATCTTTTCCGAGAGGCGGACCTGGAAGTCAAAGCGTGGGAGGAGAAGCTGGCGAGGGTTGGGCCCGTGGTGGAGAAAGTTGTCACACGTTGGAATTGCGGGCAAGCCCTCGAGTACTGCGGGGTTGACGTGGACGACCTTAGGCGGTCCCTGGTCGAGGCGGTGAACAGACGTCTGGAAGCTGCGAAGGAAAGGCGCGCCCGAATCGCCGAGCAAATCAAGAACGACATCCTCCGCATGGCGATGAAGGAGGTTCTTGGGGATGGGCTGCTGTCCGAAGTGCGGCAGGAAGAACCTCAGGCGCTCTGACACGGGCTGGGTCGAGATTGGCGAATGGAACGGGAAACAGTACGACCGCGAGTTTTACGTGGACGGTTACCGTTGCCGTTCGTGCGGCGTGGAATTCTTCGTCCCGGGAGATGTCGTTCTGGTGATTGCCGATGAAGATTCGCAACAGGGTGATTAAGCCGGAAGCTGCTTCAAGCGTTCCGAGGGAACTCCGGTCGTTCTACGGCGGCCTCTGGGCGCTGGCGGACGACCGGGGTTGCCTCCCGGATGACCCTGTGGAAATCCGGGAGGTGCTCTATCCCAAAGACGCCGACATTGGTCCGGANTCGGTGGCCGGCATGATAGACTGGCTCGTCCGGCTGGGTAAGGTGGTGCGGTACCGGGTCGGCCATCAGGGCTACCTGCTCCTGCTGGAATTTTTGAAGTACGAGGAAATCAGCCGACCGGCGGTGGCCTCTTGCGAGCCGTTGGCGGAAGACATGGACTTCGATGACCAGGAGTGGCGCTGGCGGAACATCCCGCAGCACTACCTGGACCAGGCGAAGGCCGGATACATCGAGCGTGAGCCGATGGCGGTGCAGACCGAGCTGGCCCTGGACGTGGAGGAGAAGAAGCCCAAGAAGCCGCGCGGTCCGGTTTACAGCGAGGAGGAAAAGCTTCTGGTCAAGCACTTCAAGGAGCGCCTGCAGCAGGCCGGGGTGGATTACTTCCCGCCAGACTGGCACCTGAGACAACTGCCGGCGGCGCGGAGGCTCCTGGAAGGGCGGACGGTGGATGACGTGATGGCCTGCATTGACTTCGCGTTTGCGGAACAGGAGGCGGGACGCCTTCGGATAGGCCTTGACCACCTGATGGCCATTGAGCGGGTATGGCCACGGTTTCGGATTCGGAGAGGGGGTGCGGTAGATGAAGTCCATCGGAGAAGTGCTGGGGCAAAACGGGATGGTGCGCTTTCAAGAGATGCTGCGCACGGTGCAGCAC